CGTTAAAAATAGATTAAAAATAAATAGTTATTTTCTAAATAACTAATTATGGAAAATTTGAATCAAATATTAAATCGAGAATCATTAGTCAATGAAATCAAAGAGATATTGCAAAATTTCGACGCAAATTGTAAAAATATTAATTTCAAAAAAGGTATTTATTTGTATGGTTCTCCTGGCTCCGGTAAAACTCATTTTATAATGAACATTTTGAGAGAAATGAATTATGATATTATAAAATACGATGCCGGAGACGTGCGAAATAAATCTCTCATTGATACAATTACGAGTAATAATATATCGAACCAAAATGTATTGCAAATGATGACAAAAACAAAAAAGAAGATTGCAATTGTGATGGATGAAATCGATGGTATGAATAATGGGGATAAGGGAGGTATTACATCTCTCATCAAATTAATACGTCAAAAAAAGACAAAAAAACAGAAATTGGAGAGCACGACTCTCAATCCCATTATTTGCATCGGCAATTATTATGTGGATAAAAAAATAAAGGAACTAATGAAGGTATGTAATATATTTGAGCTAAAAAGACCCACTGGACCCCAAATACATAAATTATTAGAATCGATTGATTTTCCAAAAATAAATAAGACAATGATTTCACCATTAGTAGAGCATATACAAGGAGATATGCGAAAACTCATCTTTGTGAGAGACATGCACCGAAAAAAACCGGAATTGATAAACATTGACATTATCTCTCAAATATTTCATAATAAATCTTTTAATGAAGATACCAAAACAATTACGAAAACATTGTTGACAAAACCGGTGGCCATGTCTCAACATAATTTGTTTATGAACGAAACCGACCGAACCATTGTCGCGCTTCTATGGCATGAAAATATTATCGATGCAATCGAAAAGGGAGATAAACGAGAGACCGTGCCTTTTTATCTTAAAATATTAGATAATATATGTTTCGCGGATTATACTGACCGAATTACTTTCCAAAATCAAATATGGCAATTCAATGAGATGTCTTCTCTCATCAAAACCTTTCATAATAATAAAATATATCACGATGCATTTCCAAACAACAAACACAAAATTTTAGATGTACGTTTTACCAAAGTGTTGACCAAATATTCCACCGAATATAACAATCAACTGTTCATATACAATTTATGCCAAACATTGTATATGGATAAGAAAGATTTAGTAGCATTTTTTCAAGAGTTGAGATTATTTTATGGAAATGATTTTTATGATGATGCAACGAAAATGGGAGAAGTGGAACAATTGTTTGAGAATTATAGTATTAATAAATTGGATATTAAACGGATGTATAGATATTTAGACAAAAATGTTAAAAAAGACGCAGTGTTAGAGGATGATAATTTAGATGATTTCGAGGATGATTTGTAGAAAATTGAATTGTTTTTATGATAAATATATTTTTTCAATCAACCAATCAAACAAATAAACGCTCAATAATGACAACCAATTTTACTCCAAAAATTTTCGCAAAATTTATGCAAACCGTCTTTCAATTCGATTTAGATGAATTAAAAGGTATGGCGGAGAATGAATTTATTCTACATTCGATTCCTACCCTATATGGCGAAGATGAAGATATTCCGTTGATGCAAGAATATTTAGGCAATATTTTACTTAATTCAAAAAATGTATATAATTATGTCAAACATCAACATATATTAAAAAAATTATTATTATTCGCTGCATTATACCTGAACAAACATAAGGAATGTGTTGGAAAATTTCAAATGGCGAATGCACTAACACTGGTCATTGCTTTAGCGAAAAAAAATAAGGCGACTTCACCAGAACAGGCCAATTTAAATGAACTAAATCATCGTAGATGTATTTTAATCCAAAAATTATTTGAATATGTAGTAGAATTATCAAAAAAAATAGTAGACGGTCACCATATCGATATGTTGAAAGATGTTGTTATCTATTACGAAAAAGATGAATTAAATCCAGACAAATATGATATTAACCGATTGATTGAACCGCTTGAACCCACGAAATTAGAACGGTCGTCTGCCAAAACATATATGCATGTTTCGCCATATCAGGCATATTTAGTAAGGAACGAAGATAAAATTAAAAATGATATTCATCCCATTTATGACGAGAATGACGAAATTAAGGAATATATGATTCCGGTAATTTAATCTAATGAATTCAAAAAATAGAAAAAATATATTTTTTAACTATAGATAATATGTTGTCATCATTTAATACGATTGGTTCTGGACTGAATTTGACTAATATTAACGCTATTACTACTACTACCATAACATCATTAACTAATTATACCGGCAATTCTACATCTACCACTGACGGGAATTATACGGTTTTAACTTTGACCACTGATGGAGACATTAGTTTTACATCTACATCCTCTACATTTACATTGAATTATGTAATGATTGGTGGTGGCGGTGGCGGTGGAAGTGGATATCGAGGCGGTAGCACCACCACATGTGGTGGCGGTGGTGGTGGCGGTGGTCAAATTGTAACCGGAACTTTAACATTTAACAATAATGAATCTTATAAAATTATTATTGGAAGTGGTGGCAGTGGAGGTGCCAATGTTTCTAATGGCTCAAATAATGGGTCAGACGGTGGTACAACATATATTACGGGAACATCATTTAGTACTATAGTTGCAAATGGTGGCAGTGGTGGTTCTAAAGGTATTTTAGCCTCGAGTTCATCTATTGCTGTTAGTGTATCTGGTGGAGCAGCAAACACGTATAGTGGTTCATCCTATGGAAGGGGAGGGTATGGAGTAGGCGGGGGTTTTTATTTGAATTTATCGCGTGCAGGTGGAAGTGGTTATACCGTATCATATGCGAACACATTGTCTATAACATTAGGTGGTGGTGGTGGTGGTGGCACATATAATAACTTGTATAGTACCTATTCTACATACGTTAATATGACAAGTTATACTGGTGGTAGTGGTGGCGGTGGTAATGGGTCTTCGGGAAGTAATTACAGTAATGTAACGACTGGCACAGCGAATACCGGTGGCGGTGGTGGTGGTGGTTCAGGCAATGGAAATTCGGGGACCAGCACATATACTTCAGGTGCAGATGGAGGGTCTGGTCTTGTTATTCTATGGTGGTAAAAAATAATTGTTCTCATATGTGAGCACTTATTTTTAATTAATAAACGTTACATGTTTTTTTTGATTTAACTGTAAATCAGCTTTTTCTGTTTGCAAATTATTAATAGTAATTTTTTGAGTTTCAGATAAACGTTTGTATTTCTGTAATTCATTAAACGTTTGGCTAAATTTAGTATTTAATTCAATATTTTGTTTTTCTAATTCGGCAATACGTTGTTCAGCCATTTCAATATCCGCTTGTTTATTTTGCTGGGACGAGGGTTGGACAAATGGGCTTTCTTGGGTAAACGGAATTTGCTGGGTAGTTGGTGGTTGAACAAAATGACTTTGTTGAGACATTGGTTGAACAAAAGGACTTTGGGGAGGTTGATTTTGGGTAAACGGACTTTGGGGAGGTTGATTTTGGGTAAACGGACTTTTTGGTGGTATTGGTTGGGTAAACGGACTTTGCTGGGGCATTGGCTGGGTAAATGGACTTTGTGGAGGCATTGGTTGGGTAAACGGAGTTTGTGGCGGCATTGGTTGGGTAAATGGACTTTTTGGTGGTATTGGATATGTAAATGGACTTTGTGGGGGCATTGGTTGGGTAAACGGACTCTGTGGCGGCATTGGCTGGGTAAACGGACTCTGTGGTGGCCATGTTGCCGGTTTATTCATTTCTAGTCGTTGTATGTGTTCACCCATTTCCTGCAATTGTCTCTGTTGTTGTTCTATAATACCAATCACTTCTTGCGATGATAATGCAACTGGTTCTTTACCTGGTTGTTGTAACATAATAGGTGCATTACGATTTTGTTCTTCCATCATTTTTGACCGTTGAGCATCAATTTCCTTAATTTGTTTCAAGACATCCGGTTTCATTTTTGGAAGTCCCGGCTCATATTTTGATAACAAAGAATCAATATCCTTTAGGAAAAAGTTCTTTATTTTTTCCTCCTTCGCATTTTTAATAAACATATCAACCGTTTTATTGGATGGTTTAAATACGTCCGGATGAGGATTTTTCAAGAGTTCGCGTTTGTCGAAAGAATTGTGTTCATGAGAAAATACCAAAATGGTTTTTAACGAATCCAATTGAACAAATGGAACCGTATAATTTTTCAAGAAGGCCTTTTCTTCCGCCAATGACGCATGATTTTCATATTGAGTTTCCTTCAATAATTCAACGCGGAATGCAAAGGTAGCGGCAGTTGCATGGTTTGGACCATACGGACCACATTGATACATCTGTTGAATATGTTTGAAATAAATATACATCTCACTCGAACCTGCACATAATGCATGCGGATTATCTAATAAACGTTCTACCGCATGGGATACTCTCTCAGGTGGGTAATAATCATCATCGTCCATATAGACAATAATAGAGCCCTTTGACTGTTTGTGCATGTAATTACGTTTTTCGCCCAAAGTCATCTTCTTTTCTACCCGGAAATATTTGATTTGTGGAATATTTGCGGCAGATATTAAATCATTGATACAATCCGTGCCATCATCTACGATAATCCATTCTAATCGGTCTTTTGGATACGTTTGGTTTTTGAAACACTCAAACATGATAGGAATGAACGGGCGACGATTAAAAGTTGGTGTGCATACACTTACAAATGGGCGGTATTTTTTGTTTTTTGACATATTTGTATATTTAAACGACTCATTTTTTATATTCTTTATTTTATAATTCTATTTGTCTTTTTTCGATGGATCGGTTAATTTATAACTTTCTGGATTATCTCTTTCGTATATGAAACGGTCAAACAATTCCTTTAGAACATTTTTCAGTTTCATGTAATAAGTAACCATTGAAATTATTATTATTATCAAAGAGTTTATTACAGAAAATATCATTTTACATTTCAGGGATTTCATGTACATGCTGTACACGAATATACCTACGACAAGTACCATTATAAATATAAATTCATACAAACACTTATATATGATTTCGACCAATATACGGAACAATTTTTCAAACCATGTCATTGAACCGGGAGGGCAATGTTGCACATTTAGATTCTTTAACGCGGTATACAAATATTCGTTAATTTTTTGAATAGTGCCCTTGTATCCATAATTTGAATATAATAACAAAGAAAAGAATGAATGAAATAGAATAAATATGGTCAAAAATAGTCCGGCCAATTTAATGGATGAAAATGTAAATACCATTTTTATTATCCAAGCCACTATAGTTATAGGTAAAATGGATATTGAAATTGCAAATTCGGCCATTCCAAATATAGATGTGGGGAAAAACCCCATAATAATATAAAAAACGATTATTGGATATACAATACTTGAAAATGGGACCGTTTTCGATGCAAAATTAATACAGGCAAATACCGCGTTTTTTATCTCACTCGAATAATGCATGACAATATACGTAATGGTTGATAATGTAATAAAAAAGAGTATTAATGGATTCAAATATGTCTTCACCGTATCATTGTCTTCCGCTAGAGAATTTATAGTATTTGGAATCAAATTCAATATGTAATAGTTAAATACTTCCGCGGGCTTTCTTAAATAATAAAATAAAAAGTTTAGAATGGAATCAAACTGGGAGGTATCTATATTTATATCTCTAGATACGCGTTCATTTGTCTCATCTTTGTAAAACGTTATGTAAAACCAATTATATGTAATTAATAACGCAATGGGTACAGCAAATAAATAATATATTTGGTTTTTGATAAGTGTTATGTCAGCGGTTCTATTTTTTGAAGCGGCGGATGATTTTTTTTTCCCTTCAACTTTATCATATACTGCACCCACACCGGTAGTCAAATATTTATCAAAATTATTAAATAATAATTTATCTATATACGAAACCCCCTTATTTATTTTGTCAACGATTCCGGCAATTGCAGTATTACGTTTACATTTTGCGCCTTCTTTAAATGGTTCCTTTTTATTTTTTTCTACGGATGGTTCACTTAAATTATTCGCTTCTTCCGGAATATCACCATTTAATATATCAGTGATTTCATTCATGGTTTTTTCGATTTCCTCAAATCCATCATCGTGTTTTTCGTATATATTATCTAGTTTTGGTATATTTTTATAATTTGGATTCGATTTTTTTCGTTCTTTGTTTCTAGATATTTTCTTTATTTTTTGAATAATAATATCAGGTTCTTCTTGGAATCCCTCAATAATTGGAAAGTTTGATTCATCTTGACTAAATCTTTTTATTTCTGGTTCTACATATTTTATTCCCGGTTCCACATATTTTATTTCCGGTCCTACATATTTTATTTCTGGTCCTAGATATTTTATTTCCGGTCCTACATTCTTTTTTTTCCATTTTGTATCATTCATATTCTAATATATACTATTATATTATTACGTATATAATAGTATCTCGTAAAAAACCGAATTATCTGGCGTATAACATACCACAATTTCCACTTACAAAAGATAAGACATTATATCGTTCTTCGTAAAGCGTCAAATTGAAATTGTATTCATACAATCGCCAATTTTGTTTAGAAATTCCAATGGCTTGACCATCTTGGTCACATATCACACCAAATGTGGAATTCACCGTATCTATATCTGGAACATATGTCATTATTTCCAGTTCCACTGTTTTAAATTTACTTAAATTGATAGCACCCGATGGTTGATATTCAAAAGGACTCGTATTTAGACAAAAATTATAACAATATAATCCGTCTTTTGCTGAACCCTGAGTTCGAGTATATTTTTCAATGTAATCGTATACTCCGCGCGTTAAGATATTCTCTCGATAATCGCCATTTAAAAGTATACCCATTGTCTCTAAAATTTCTTTTCTATTCCCGGAATAAAAATCACCCGTATAAAAAAATCCAGTATTTGTTCCATCTGGATTATATTGCGGACCATATTGAATATCGGTGTCAACTGAAGCATCCGGTGCTTCTATAATATCGGATGGTATGGAACGATATGGCCAATTGGTATAATTACTCCACTCATTTCGTAAATTCACATCATTTCTCTGCAAAAACCACATCCAATTGGCAACCATACCATTCGACGTCAATTTCAATTTCTTACTACCCGTTATATTTTCGAATTTATATTCAAATACATCTTTGACTAAATATACTTGGTCTTCCGCGGCAAATAATTGGCGTTCTTCCTTCGATAAAAAACAATAGGTGCATAATAAATGCACGTCTGCATTCCAAGTATTTATTTTATTTTCATAATTTGCTGGGGAAATATTTACTGCAGGAGGGCTTTGTAAATATCGATACATTTGAAATTGCGATTTATTAAAATCGGGTTGGAGATATGGAAAATTGTTTTCCGTATCGAATACATCGCGGACCTGAAATAATTCTTGTATAGGACGTAATGTGACACTAATCGATAATTCATTATATTGCAATGAAATGAGTGGGAATGCACATCGACTATCTAATGTGAACCAAGTGTTTATTGGAATATATAAATTCCGTCCGCGAATCGACGGTTCCGCTCCGGTATTACTTCCGGTATAATAGGCGGATGGATATGTATTGGTGCGGCCAAGTGCATTCGCCGGGTCATTTAATTCATCGATATTTCCGCTCATACGATTGAATAGTTCCTTCTTTTCTGCACTAAAATCTCTATCAACCATTGCTGCTAAATATTCGCCCGTATATCTTTGGATAGTCAATGAACCACATGTAATCAATATTTCTTTAATCATATGAGTGCCTAAATCTTTTATCCAGCGAAAATCATAAGGACACCATACATTGCCGTTTAAATCTGCATCGGGATGATAAAATGGACTCCATATATCTGGTAGTGTAACAACTAAATAAGTATCCATCAATAATTCGGCGTATCTGGGTATTTTGAAAGTAAACGTAGAGGTATCCGTCGTTCTTAATTCTCTCAATCCATCATAATCAATCCGGAATTTTTGCAGACCAAAATTCGTATATTTAGAATAAGTTACTTTAAAGAAGGTTTTAGTAGGATTTCCGGTTAAAATTAAATTGTTATTTCCAATAGATATAAGATTTAGTAATCCTCCGGCCATAGTTATAATATAATATATTATATTGTTTTTATTATATTATTTTTGTTTATAGGTATTATATATAATGGACAATAGTTTTAGATTATTTATTCTTTTCTTGATACTTTTCCTATTTTTTTATATTGTATATCGAATGATTCAAAAATATCGGGCAAAATATAGCATATTGGAAGGGTATGCAGATCCTACCGTAACTCAACTGCATGATAATAATTTGATATCCCCTTCTATTACGAATGTATCTGACACTACCAAAAAACTACCTCTAAAAGAGCTATGTATCAAAGCATCTTACAATAGTGCATATAATGGATATGATATAGTAGATAACACTACATATGACATGATAGAATATGTATTGAGTCGCGGTTGTAGTTTTTTAGATTTTGAATTGTATTATGATTCTAATGGCTCACCTGATATAAATAAGGTTGTAGTAAACTATACTGCCGACCCTACATTTACCACGTTCACAAATGCAAATCCCAATAAAGTTACATTTAGTTCAGTCATGGAGTATATTGACGAAAAATATAAAAACGGTGATTTTATTCCAAATAAATCAGACCCGTTATTTATACATTTAAGAATAAAGAGCGATAATCCACTTATATATGATAATATTGCAGGTATACTTAAGCCATATTCACCAAATGTATTATTTACCGATCAAATCAATGGCGATACTACGTTGAGTGAAATATATGGTAAAATAATTATTCTCATGGACCGTTCAATAAGACCGGATGATGATCTTGGCAATTTATTACCTACTTACATTAATGCATTTACTGGAATGTCGAGTTGGGAGATTGATACCTATAGTGAAATCAAAAATCAAAAAACAACACCTCCAAAAATAACGAACAATGATACAAACGAAACCAATGTTACAAATTTGCGAATCGCTCTACCCGATATTGACCCCAATAGTGCAAATCCAACGAGTCCATTTAATTTCATTGAAAAAAATGGTATACAAACAATTGCTTGTCGATTTTATAAACATGATATATTTTTGGATTTATACGAAGATTTATTCGCGGAACATCAATCGGCCTTTGTTCCTTTAGCAAAAGCAATAAAATATATCAAACGTAAAAAGGAAGACATGGGTAGTCGAAAAATGAAATTAGGACCAAACATTGTGCATGGATAAAGAATGGATAAAGAATGGATAAAGAATGGATAAAGAATGGATAAAGAATGGATAAAGAATGGATAAAGAATGGATAAAGAATGGATAAAGAATATTTAGGACAGATATTCTTTATCCGTATATATAAATGAGTAAAAAAATTAGAAATACCAATAAATATAGAACCGAATATTGCACTGATGATATGACGTTTCAAGATTGTGAATTAGCCGTTTTGAGACATGCGGTCGATGAAAATGAAATGTTACAAGGTCAAAAAATCGCAAATAGTGAAGACGTGAAAGAAATCATTAAAATCGTCGAAGATTTTTTGATGCAAAAAAAACTGGTATGCTACGGCGGAACCGCAATAAATGCCATATTGCCCAAGTATGCCCAATTCTATAACCGTGATATTGAAGTTCCCGATTACGATTTCTTCTCGAATCATGCATTAGATGATGCCAAAGAATTAGCCGATATTTATTTCAAAGCCGGATATACCGACGTAGAGGCAAAATCCGGGGTTCATGCCGGCACTTACAAAGTATTCGTGAATTTCATACCGGTTGCCGATATCACCTATTTAGAAGATGAAATATATAAAGCCATTAAAAAAGACGCCATTACACGTATGGGTATATTATATGCGCCGCCCAATTTTTTACGAATGAGTATGTATTTAGAATTGTCTCGACCTCACGGGGATACGAGTCGATGGGAGAAAGTATTAAAACGGTTGAATCTATTAAACAAACATTATCCATTAATGAGTGCAGTCGATTGTAATACTGTAGATTTCCAACGTCAAATGGAAAAAAACGAAGAAGAATCGACGAAATTATATTTTTTGGTGAGAGATTCGCTGATTGACCAAGGCGTCATTTTCTTCGGCGGATACGCCAGTTCATTATATTCTAGATATATGTCAAAAAATCAACGAAATTTATTGAAAAAAATACCGGATTTCGACGTATTGAGCGAAGATAATGAAAAAACCGCCATGATTGTTATGGAAAGATTGAATGAAAATGGATTTAAAAATGTGAAAATTGTGAATCATGAACCTATTGGCGAGATTATCCCGGAGCGAACCGAGATACGCGTTGGCAAAGATACATTAGCATTCATATATAAACCAATTGCCTGTCATAGTTATAATACTATAAATATCGCGGAAAAGGACATTAACGTGGCGACAATCGATACTATGTTGAGTTTTTATTTAGCATTTATATATGCCGATAAACCGTTCCCTTATTTTAATAAAGACCGTATTATATGTATGGCCAAATTTTTATTTGACGTCGAAGAGGAAAATCGTTTAGAACAAAAAGGACTTCTAAAGAGGTTTACTACCTCATGTTATGGAAATCAAACCACGTTAGAAACCATTCGTGCAGAAAAGGCCGAAAAATTCAAAGAACTTGCAGGAAAACGCGGTACGCGCGATTATGAAATGTGGTTTTTGAAATATGTTCCCGCAAATATGGTGAAAAATGTAGATAAAGTAAGTGAAGACCCCCTTGAAAAGAATTTGAAAAAACCAATCAAAAATAAAACGCGTAAAATACGTAAAGCAAAAAAGAATGGCATCGTAAAATTGTTGAATAAATTTATCAAATAATAAAGAAAAATAACTATAAAAAATTGAATGTCTAACGATTTTGTAATATTTTCTACAAATATTACAAAAATGAATCCAAAAGAATATTATGGAGGAACCATCGAGGATGGCTTTTTGCGTAGTCCATTAATATCATATGATAAGATTTATCCAAATAATGAAGAAAAAATAGGTAAAGGAGAAGAAGAAGAAATAGGTAAAAATGATGAAGAAAACAACATATGTCTACATAAACAAAGCAAATTATTGTTATATATTATAGTAGTTTCGGGAACCATTACCGCGATAGCATACATCATCATATTCTCTCTGCGTCATCACAACTCACCAATATAATTGGTAAATTTAGAAAATCCTAAATAAAATAAACCGAATATTATACTCTTTATAAAAAGGCCGTAAAAATTCATGTTTCCATCACTGTTATAAATCGATAAAAACGACAAATTACTATACATTAATCGTGTCACGATAGGCATTTGAAAGATGAAAAACAAAATGGCGACAAACAGTGGACCTTGCAATTCAGTAAATACGCGGTCAACTAACGATTCGCGATGTTTTTTTTGTTTATATTCTTGAATGGGTTTTTCATTCATATCTTCATATTCTCGAATATAATCAGCCGTTAATTTTACGGGAGGAATATAATTCGGTTGCACACGTTCGTCATTCGAATATTGAGTGGTATCTACGGGTATGTCTCTAGAAGGCAAACGATATTGTGGCGCTTGACCCTGTTGTGTAGCTTGGGGCAGAGGCATGATTTGGCCTTGTGGTTGATTTCCATATGGATTAGGATGAACATTCATTTGAGTATAATTCGTATTGGGGGTCTGGTCATAACTAGTTGTCGATTGATTAAAATCAAATGCCGCACCGGGTGGCATTTGAATACTAATATTTTCTGGTAAATCCACGATACGCGTCGTAGCTATTTTTTCGGCCATATAAAACTATACTATAGCAAAACGTCTAAAAATAGTATAGTTTACGCAAATTATCAATTATCCTTTTACAACTTCTCTAAAGTTCTAAAGTTATTCAGTGGTGGGAGAAGATACGTCGATAATTTTTTTATTTTTGTCGCATATAGTGGAGGCGGATGTATAGGTATAACATTTTTCCCCGTATTTATATATTTTATTATCAATATCGGTAATCACTGGACCATTAAATACGATGCAATTTTTATCGTGACAAGCTTTACGGAACAATGTTGCTAAACCGAATCCTAAAATGATTGAAAGAACAATTTTACCGAGAGGACTGTATAATAATCTCTTAATATTCATATATATACTATCTATATTATAAGATTACACTATTTTCACAACTCATCGTATGCCCTAAATATATTTCATGGTCTTTTGTATTTGTCTCCTTGAGGTCATATTGATGAGAGCATGTAGGGTCGGTGCAATCGGCTTCACTACATAGTTTGATATTGCCCTTTTCGTCTTCAAACACTTCTTGACACGAGTGCTGATAATTGAATTCTTCCGGAGGGACATGGGGAACCATATCTTTGTTATGCACAATTCTCCACAAATTGTCGATTTTTGTATTGACAAATACCGCAAACGCATCGTCCCCGACGAGAGGTTGTCCAAAATTATATACTGAACTTTTCATTCCTTTGGCATATAATTCCATGGCGGTCAGTTGACAAGTAGCCGCACCATATGAATGCCCGGTCACAATGATTTCATACCCGTATTGTTTTTGTAATAATTTTGCCGCGTTCGTCACTTGGTCAATTACATTTTTGGTGGATTTGTAGAAGCCATCATGCACTTTACAATTACACTCTGGAAACGTGACATAATCAACCTTTTTTATTTCTAAATCTTCTATCCAATTACGGACGGAGGATGAACCGCGAAATACAATATATATTTTTTGTTGGGATGGTAAAATACCCACATATCCTTGCAAATCGCTTGTATAATCATATAGCACGTCTTTCACTACAAACCCGGTGGCTGGACCGGTGAGTTTCATAGTTGGGTAAACATCTTTGCTACAATACGCGGCGGCACTTAACCAAACGGTTATATTGGCCTGTTCCATGGTGAATGCACTCACTTGTGCAACAAATAATAAAAAGAATATAATATACATGATTTTGAAAAATCTATATTATAATATGATACTTATTGTAGACAATTATCTATCAATGAGTAATGAAATAACCGATACTATTGCCTAAATACATGAGGGCATTCATTGCTAAAAATGTCATGATTTGATGGGACCAGGGCGAATGATAGGCAATGACTGAGTATACGGGGTCGCCGGTAAAAAATCGCCAAGGAAGATAAATGAATGTTGCCCATGCATAGAACCACATATAGGAATACATAAGGTCATTCTTTGAAAATGGGTCGTAATCTATGGTTTCGACTGGTAAATATATGACACGACATAATATCAATAAATATACCAATCCATGATTGGATACTGTCCACATATTTGCAAACCAATCAATGACCTCGTCATCTTTTTTGCTATCCATGTCTTCCATATTAAATTTAATTCGAGCAAACCAATAGGCAAAGGATATAGTAAAATGCACATTATGTGCAATTCCTATATATTGAGGGAAAAAATAATACAGGAAGGATGCTATGTGTCCGGTATCGGTGTAGCGAATAAATTGTTTGACCCAATTATATGGATGTGGAACATAATGATATAAGTGTTCGAAATGATAGTAGTAATTGGCAACATATGCCTTTTGAATAATGATGGTAGATAAAAAAATGTCACCGGTAGCCAGGAACAATACTATTTTTATGAATGGGAAATACATTCCATTTTTTATGTATTTTTTTATATTTTTACTGTGAGTATCGTAAAGTTCTTGTAACATTGCTATGAATATATAGGCATATGGGTTTATATATTTTATATTTATTATTTATTTTATATTCATTATTTCGAGTTTGTTGGAACAAATTCCATATCTCTACCGTCTTGATAAATGGTTAGGGTGCCGACCGATTCCATACCCCGATAAACTTCTTCATTGTTCTTCGTATGTTTTTTCAATAATATTTCTTTTTTCAGTGCTTCATGTGCATCGATTACATTAACTATTTTTTTAGGTTTGCCCGAATTGATATTTTCTATGGTGCCGAAATGTTTTTCGTCTATTTCGTTGATACCTACTCCATAAACTACTTTATTGGTTACCGGATTTTTTATATTGTTAAATTTTTTCAATTCGTGTAATAATCGCAAATCGTGACTCATATTGCGTTTAGATGAACTAATATGATAGAAACTACCTGGAAAATCTTCTGGAATAACATTTCCAAAACCCACTTTATCGCCGCAATTTGGTTCACATTTTTTTATTTTGCAAATGGTTTCATAGATTGCAAATGAAGATTTACTATATGGATTGGTCGATTCGTCATCTTTGAAAAAGGATCGACCATAATCAATCAATTTAGCGATATAGGGCGATTTGAATTCGACGACCTCACCATTATTCAATACATACTTATATTGAATATATTTACCTTTGATTGGTTCATAAATGAGAACGTTTTCACGGTGTAAATCATAATGATTGAAATGATTTGCTAACGTGGCCAAAGGCATATAAATCTGGTATAGAATATATAACAAATCATTGTTTATAAAATCCGGGTTATCTAACATACTTTGGAGAGACATGGCCGCTTTGATATGTTGTATCAAAATACATATGTATTTTGAATCCGTGCAAGCAATTTCCATTGAAGATGGACTACGAATTTGCTCAGGTTGTATTTGTAATGTTTTGAGAATAGATGTATTTGAAATTGTCTTATTTTGTTTCATCGTATTCCATATGTCTGGATTTTCATATAAAAACCAACCATATGTCTCTATAAAACATGGAAAGACATGGCTTTTTTTATTTATGTATTGTCCAACTAAATATTCAAACATTAAATTATCTGCGGTTTTATTGGCAGAAGATTTCAAAATAGAATTTGCTACATACCCATTGCGTTCATATGTGATTTCATTGATAAAACCATTTTGGGATGGGTTTCCAATACGTTTAATGGGTGATTTTATGTATTTGACATCGATAAATCCCGCAAAATGCTCTTTGATTTTTTTGTTTTCTTTACCAAATGCAATACAAACACCTGCATCAGAGCATATACTTTTCAAAAATAATGCACGGCGTTTATCGGGGTCTACATTTCGCATGAATTTACCAATCTTTGCAGCAGCATCTTCTCTGACTCGTTGTTTTCGCGTATACGAGGCATCGAGCTTATTCTTTTTTTTACGCGTCCGTTCCTTCACTGGTTCTGGTTTTGGTTGGGAAATACAATTTTCATCCATTTTGTATTTATGAGATAAGCGACAATATTTGTATTTTGCACCATTTACATATTTACATTCTTCATGTGTGCACAAATATTCGGGAACCTTTCTACATTTGGAGTAACATTTTGTCATTTATTATATATTATATATTATATATAATAGATAATAGAATTGGATATTTATGATTGAACTGGTATTTTCATAATGTCATTTTCATTTTTTGGACAAGTGACTTCTTTTTGTTTCATGCTAAAGCAACTATCGGTTTTATCGCGATATTGTAAAATATCTATATTTTCGGGAGATGGATAAACAAATATTGTTCGTTGGTCCGGCATGGTTATATATACTAATAACAAGCCGATAGCCAAACTTGCTAGAAATACCCGGACGTCAATAAATTTAATCAATGAAATCATATATAAATACTAGGACATTATTTCTTTCCCTTCTTTTTTTTATTCTTTTTTGGTGCCGGTGTATCGATAGGACCAATTTCTTCCATCATTTGTTCGACGGTTTTTTCGGTGTCTCTCTTAATGTATGATTTTTCTTGGACTCCTTCTTCTCCGGCGATTCTATATACAAATTGATTGGGTTCGCCCGATTGAACGATGGACGAATTCGTTTTTAGTTCATTGATTTTGGATTGCATAAGTGCTTGTTGCTCCTTTCGTTTCGCCAATTTATTACGCATACGTTGCTTCATGGATTCTTGTTTTGTCATTCTTTCATAGGCATTTGTATCGAAACGCATATTTTTACCTAAATTTCCCAAACCACCTAATCCTTCTAATCCACCTAATCCTCCTAATCCTCCCATTCCTCCCATTCCTCCCATTCCTCCCATTCCTCCCATTCCTCCCATATTTTTTGTAATATTCTTGAAAATTTCATTAAATTGGTCACTTCCTCCCATATCCTTCATTTTACTCATCCATTCACTGGCCTCTTTCATAATTTCATCCTTTGAAATCTCTCCACTTTTCATCTTGGAATCTAATTTACCACTGACTGTTTTCATTAAATCCATTATTTTTTTAGGATTTTTCAACATTTTCTTTAAGACATCTTGGGTAGAGGTTGATTCATCAATATCTCCGGTTTCTCCTAAAATATCTTGGAAATCGTGGGAAATTTCTTCGGCCAATTCTTTTGCTAAAGTTCCAATCTTTCCTTCAAAAAGCCCTTTTAAATGACCGTGCAATTCTTCGGGATTTGGCATGTTAAATCCTTCGAATCCATTCTCTCTACTGGCCGTGTTATCCGCGGTTTCACCGGATTCGCCAGTTACGCCTTCACCGGCGGCTTGTTCCATATTTTGCTCCATGTTTTTGAAAAAATCGCCAATACTACTAAATGTTTCATTTAATTTGCTTTGTAATTCATTTTCGTCAATTCCATTAAATAGATTCATTGTATCGCCAAAATCGGCCTTATCTTTAATCGAATTTACAATGGTAAATAATAATAATTGCAAGTATTTCCACAACGCCTTCTTCGTATTTTCCGTAACATTTTCCGTATTAAACAATACTTTGAAATCTACATTTGGTAAAAAAAATGTATTCGCGCTATTCTCGGGTGTAAAGAGTTCATCATTTTGATACAAAATATCAAAAAACCTTTCGGGAAATACGCGAATACAGTATTCATACAGTTTTTGAATTTCGGTATCCGGTAATTTAGGGTCGGTCCATGATGCCCATAAGTAAATGTATTCGGGAAATGTTACGGACAAATCTTTCAAAAAGTCCCGGACGATAGATATAAAATTATCGGGAGCTACAATTGGTTCGTTTTTGGCCATTTAGCAAAAATATATATTTATATTTTATTTATTTTTATACTCTTCTAAACATATATTATTTATATTTAGCATTTCAAATTATCGATGTATACATTTACCATAGATAAGCGAATTATTCTATTTTATTGAGCCATTCAGTAACTATTTTATAATCGATGGGGTGGTTTGTTTCGCATACTTCTACTTGTGTATTATCGGATGAAACCATTCCATACCCAGAACCATAGCATAATCCTATATGACCAAACCATTCTTTATTCGTCAATCGAATAATATATTTGTTGGGTTGTATCTTGATTGTATGTATGCAATTTGTATTCAATACTATATTCGTTAATCGAATAAATCGAGACATTATCATTGATTGGCCGGTTGTTTCTATATGTATTATGCTTTATATATCATTTTTACCATCATATTATGTAAAATTGAATCACTTTTTTAGATAATAAAATAATCATACAACACACCCGCTTACCAAAATGTCGATTGAAAAACAACTGCTAATCAACTCACTAAATGCTCCCGTCGAATTATTGGATATTGTAAAATCCTATTGTTTTTATGACAGAAAAACATTTGAAATGATTCAATATGCAAAATTACAAAAAGAACGCACAAATGTTATAATCAAACGAGCAATCTCTCGTGCAAATAATTTCGACAACCACCCCGAATATCATGAAGATGATGGTCACTGGTTCTTTGGATACAGTATAGGTGATATCGAAATAATTCAATTACAGGCCACCAATTGTCGATTTTGCGGCGACTATCTATATTATACTTATATAAATCGGTTTTATCATTCTCCCATTATTCATTGTCAATGTATAGAAGAGGATGATGATTTCAATACCGATGATTTATATTCACATAATAATGATACGGAAGAAGAGGATGAGATGGATTATCATGATATGAACTATGATAGTGATGGGTATTACCAAAACTATTGGCCATAAAAAGCAATATTTTGCAGAAAATTGAACTACTTTTATTATAAAAATATATATGCAATCAAACAACAAACAACCATCGTAAAACCGTTAAAACAGCCAAACAATGAAATCATTAAGTATCTTCATTCCCCGTGTCTTATCGAATGTAACAAAAGTAGATATTGTAAATACTTTCAAAGAAATGAATATTGGTGAAGTAACCTATATTGATTTAAAAAAGAGAATCAACGATAACAAATTTTCGTATAGTATTGTGTTTTTAAAAATAGAATTAATGGATACTATTACCGCAAGTGCATTATGCGACTTAATCGAACAAAATGGTAGCACCAAATTATATTATGATGAAACCGATAAAAATTACTGGGAATTAAAAAATTACATTCCACTAGAGCAACGTGTAAAAGTATCAAAAGAGGAAGAGGAAGAGGAAGAAGTGGAAGAAGATATTCCAGAATTATGTAAACAATTGATGAAAATACCATCCATATTTACAGATAAAGTTATTGAAATGATGAATAAAGAATATGAAGAAATCGAGAGAGAAATCGAACGTATGCGCGAGTTTGAAAGATATACAACGTCATTACCATATACAAAGTTATATACATTATTCTAAGAGCACAAAAACAAAAACAAAAAAATAAAAATAAAAATAAAAAAATAAAAAATATCCCAGATTGCTGGGATATTTTTTATTATCTAATGAGTGTATATAAAAATGGCATATTTACATTCATATAATATGAATGAATTGAAAAATAGTTTTGAAAAACTCATTGAAATCGACGAAATCATTATCAATAAAAAAAATAGTATTGCTGAAAATTTGAAAAAATTAAAAGTAACATACAATTCTCTCATTAAACACAATAATAAAAAGATTTTCTTGTTTTCTCTCGATTCTTTTTATTTTCAATATAAAATTTTACATATCGAAATGGAAAATTTAACAAACTTCATTACTCTCATCAACAATCGTATGTATGGTGATTATTATAAATTATATAATATCATTATTATGCAAAATAAAGACAAAAACATTCAATTGAACAATATACCAGATATTAAAAAAGTGCCGGTATATAAAGATTTAGAACCTTTTCATGAATACAAGATAAATGACATTCGCGACATACACGCCATCATTTTACAAGTCATCAATGAACTACATCTCTATTATACAACTTCGCAAAAGAAAATACAAAATTACAGTGATACCACAAAGGTTGGTATATCAATCACAAATTTTTTGACAACACTCGAACATGAAAACACCAACTTGGCCGAACAATTAAGTTTATATGTTAATTATGTTAAGTTTTTTCATTCATCCCAAGAGAATTATTTAGCAAAATTATACACAAAAATGGATATGTTTCAACGCGAAATCGAAGATGATATTCTAAATAACAATAGAAGAAATGAATTGAATCAAAAAAATGATGTAGATTCATTTTTCTTATTATCACATGAATTAATTGATTTGAATACGAACAGTGAGTTTAACGATAAAACATTTTCAAATATAGAAAATATATTAAACGATACCGACATGTTGATTGCAAATAGTGAAAAAATGATACAGACAATTGAAATCAGCAAGAATGGTAAACCCTATGTTGATTTATCAAATGATGATGATGAAGAAGAAGAAAAAGAAGAAAAAGAAGAAAAAGAAGAAAAAGAAAAAGAAGAAAAAGAAGAACACCCAGAATCAACCAATATAGAGATGATTATTACAGAAAATGAATAAAATCATAAAATAATTCATACGCGAATTTCTATTTTGTGCGTATGAATTTCTATTGGATATGTATAGTATGAGTAAATCCAAAGAAGAAAAAGAAGAAAACCACGATAACGGCGATAATGGTAGCATAACAACTACGACGAAAGTAATCGAATGGTCTCCCGAAAATGAAATGATTATGGTAGAATGGTGTGATATAGCCCAGTGTTATAAATGGTTAAATACTCGTGCCCATAATAAATACTCGAGAATGCATGCTTGGTTTACTATACCGGCAATTACCCTATCTACTGTTAGTGGAACCGCGTCATTCGCCCAAGCCAGTTTACCCGTAAATTATCAAACATTTGCCCCTATGGTCATTGGCACCATCAATATTATGATTGGTATTTTAACCACCATACAACAATATTTAAAAATATCTGAACTCAATGAATCGCATCGCGTATCGGCGATTTCTTGGGATAAATTTGCACGAAATATACGCATCGAATTAGCGAAAGCTCCTAATGAACGTATGGACGCGGGTCATTTTTTGAAATTGAATCGTCAAGAATTCGACCGCTTAATGGAAACGAGTCCATCCATTCCTACTAAAATCATTAGTGACTTTAATACTACATTTGCTGGTAAACCAGGAACTGACCAAAGAAAACGTTTCGACGAATTAAAGAAACCAGATATATGTGATATTATAGTAACAGCGAATGAAAATCGTCATCAATGGTATAAAAATATTAATACCCAGACATTTGATATTTTGGATAATGCGGATGAATTGAAATTACGCGAATCGATGATACAAACAAAAGTAGATGAAATTGTTCGTAAAGAAAGAGAGGAAAAACGAAGAATGAAAGAACGTGAAGACAAAATGAAAGCCAAAGAGAAAATGGAACATGAAAAACAATTGGCTGAAATGGCGATTGAATTGGCCAATAAAATGAATAAGGAACATATGAAAATCGACGATTTCGTCAATGCATTTGAGAGCATGCACGGTAGAAAACCAGTTAGCGATGAAATATCTCGTAATTTTATAGTAGAAATCGATGAAGAAGTTATCCGAAAATATTTGGATAAATATGTCGGCAGTATAGAAAATGTGTAAACTCATCAAACGTTTGCTACTTGATTTGCATTTTGGAAAATAATATAAAAAATTCGGTTTTTTATATTATAACAAATAAAAAGGACCAAATAAAAAGGACCAAATAAAAAACGAAATGATGTATCGATTCAATATGGTTTGTAAAAAAATAAACAGCATCTTTCGTATAAGACCATTGATTATTAAGGTGATTGATAATATTACATATGCAAATACAAAAGACGATATGTTTACCGAATTATTTGCATTACATATGAAATATTTTGAGATGGTGGATTTTGACCATTTGTTCTTCGATATACTAGACACAGTGTTCAACATTGAAATTGATGACAGTCATTGTAGTTATCTTGATATTGCGTATGAAATTATTAGAGATGATGAAATAGATGAAGATGAATTACGACCTGTATTATTGAAGTGGATTTATAATGAACCCTTGTTTAGAGATAGAATCATTCGTGAAACACCCCAAGCAGAGGTGGAAATCCAACCGGTTCTTGCCGATGCAACAATGATTTGAGTGGTATTTGTTGTTCGTATTACGTTTACAATGGATAAAAGAAGCTCTCTGGTTTTACACATAATAACTGTTTTTTATTTTCACTATATTCTATGACAGATTTCGTTAAAATATCGCTAAAATATTCTTCATCGAACCGTTCAAGTAAATCATCTAAAAAAGTATTATTTTCAGTAAATACTGCATATCGCGCCGAATTAGGTAAGGTCGATTCGCGAGAAAAATAATAAAATGGTCCAAATGTTGGATGATTACTGCGTAAAGCCATCTCTCCCCCCGGAACATTCACAAATTCATTATTTTCATATTTTCCTAAATAACATGGGATAGGCGTAAATGTAATCCCCTCATAATCAGTCCGGATTTCGTTCATATATCTGTATTTTTTGAAAAATCGAAGAACAATATCGTCAATAGGAACATCATTGATTTGTTTATTCCAAATATCATACATGATGGCCCATTTGAAATCGGGTTTACTGGAAGATGCGAATAGAGATAAATTAAATATATTATTTGTATCGGTGTTTTTACTCAAAGAAATGCTTTCGATGAGAGAAGTAAAATCGAATACAACAAATATGTTATTATTGTCGAATTCTAAAAATCCCTTGTATATTTTGTCTAAAGTTTCTTCGTCAATTTGAGGTATGGTGAATTTTTCAAGTAACAATTTGATGCATTCATTTTTGAAATAAACGTCTTCTTCTTCCTCTTTTTGAGAGCATTGGAAATCCATTGTGATGAATTTATGGGTTCCATTATTCGGTTCGACGATAAATTGTAAAAAAGGCATTACATGCCCCTTAAAACTACAGGTTCCATTCATTGCAAAAATACAGAAATGGACTTTATATTGGGTTGATTCGGTATCCATACATGCTGCGCTAAAAGTTTTCGCTAATCGGTCATTTATATAGTGAAATCGAAGTTGTTCATTTGTATACAGATGATTGAATATATATGGATTGTCATCGTATATAGAATCATTGTCTTCATCTTCATCTTCATCAGTGATGTATGGTATGCTTATGTTTTCACTATCGTCAGTGGGTGTTTCTAATTCAGCGGTGGTCTTTTTTTCCAATTCATCTGTATCCTTTTTTTCTAATTCAATGGTCGATATAATCGTTGATTCAATATCTGTATTTTGTTTCATCTTCTTTTCACCATCCTCATCGATGTCATTCTTTGAATCATCAACTGGTTCTTCTAAAATAATTTTTTCTTTAGATTTATTTGTAATTTTATCTAAAGTATTTGTAAAATACTGACGTGCCTCTTTGATTTTATTTATAAAATATGACATATATATTATTAAATATAAATTTAAACCATATAAATACGTTATAATATATATATTATCTATTCGTTAGAATTCCTTAGCTCTATACAAGCAATCATCAAAAGATGTATTATGAAGACGCGCCCGCAGAACCAGATTATGAACCATCAATCAGTGATGATACTTTCTTATCCGGAATAGAGAATGCATCTATCGGTTATCAATCTACCATGACAAATAATTCGGCAATGAAACGTCAATTAAAAATGTTGGAAGATTTGAGAAAACTGGATAAAGGTTATAATAAGACATACCGATACTTTAATAAAAAACGTGTTCCCGTAGAATTTTATACTACCTGTATAACCCCTAGATATCCTATACGTAATGCAATTACTGGAGTATATCAAAGGGATTATTTAGTAGGAACAAAGGATGAATACCTATTTTATAAGGTAGCGAATTGTGCAGACAAATGTAATAATGACCAACATGTAATGTTTTTTGATAGTCCAGAACAATATGAACGTCATTTTTATGTAACTGTCGACCAAGAATCCAAAGAAAAATGGTTAGAAAAATTTAATAAAGAACGGGCAAAACGTGTATAAAGAATTCATCCTACCTATTCTATATTATGTATATGAATATCAATGTATATCTTTTTATAATATTATATGCATTTAAATTACCAAAACGTGGTGTTAACAATGAATTACCAACGAAACGTAATATATTAAAACTTAAAAAATTAATAACAAATAAAAACAAAAACAACGGATACAATTTTGCAAAAAACGAAACAAACATGAATCATAATTTTGGTGAAATTATTTATAAGAAAATGTTGTTAGATAAACTAGTCGATGTCAATATAAATGATTTAGAAAAAATAGAATTTATAAAAAAAGAAGATTCAATTAGAGGAAATAATTTAGAAAAAGGAGGATTGTTCAAAGATTGGGAAATGGGAAATGATTTTTAATTTTACAAAATAATTTTTATTGTTTGAATGAAACAATAAAAATATGCATTCTTATATATAAAAGGTAAAATGATAGAAAATATGACAAACATGTATGATTCATTTAATGTTTTAACAAACCGTCCAATTATCATGGTTGATAATGCAACCCTCTTCACATACGGTTCGATATTAATTACTACTACGGTTTTAGCAGTTGCAACTATATATGACGAAGGCGTTGATGATGATGACGAAGACGTTGATGATGATGATGAACCAAATAATACATCAAATCAAATGAGTGATTCGACCAATGAAATGCGTCCTTCGACCAATGAAATAAGTCCTTCGACCAATGAAATAAGTCCTTCGACCAATGAAATACGTCCTTCGACCAATGAAATGGAAGAAGATGAAGATGACAAAGAAGAAACAAATCAAAATGTTGGCGGTAAAAAACATAAAAAGAGAAAAAGAACCATAAAAAAACATAACAAACGTAAAAACTAAATATATTTAGCTTCATCGTAATGGCAATTATAACATCGCATATGATATGAACCCTGTCCGTCATCATTATATCCTTCCGGTTTTTCTTCTATGGCCAACATTGGGTATACTGCAACACGTCTACCATCTTTTGTAATTGTCCAATCAGCTGCGAATGGGGTGATGGATTGGTCCTTTATTGTTTCATACCCATACTCTATCGTATATTTTTCGCATAATCGTTTCGCAGTCCGTTTGTCTAACATATACATTTGAGCTCCCCATAAACGGTCAATGTATGAAAAATAGATTAGATTTTCATCAATGACATCCAATTTTTGATGATAAAACTCTGGTTCGTGATAAAATGATAATTCGACCGGTTTAAATGGAAATAAATAACCCAACAACATTATTTCTAGATTGTGGCGATTATATTTAGCAATTGTTTCCGGAATAATTTCGTTCATTCCTCTACGTATATGTATGTCATCTTCGCAAAATATACCGTATTCTGCTGGTGATTTTATAAATTGTTGAATCATGTCTAAATGACCAATCATGCATGAAAATGACCTTTTATAATTTTGTGGTATATCATTTATACGCGGGTCAGTAAATTCTACTACCGGCGAAAAATTCGCCGAAATATTTTCGTGTTCAAATCGCATTTTCATTTTATGATGACGATTTGATTCTATGTTGGTCAATACATAATATTCAACCTTTGGATTTGTCATAATCAACCTCTGCTAATAGATAATAAATTGTAAAAGCTTTATATTTTTACAATTTATCTTTTCTTTTTACTTTTTACTTTTTACTTAGTTCGACTGCGGTTTTATACCATTGCCCAAAATAAAAATTAAGTTCACCTACATTTGAACCAACTACCACTTTATTAGGAATATAGGATGTATTTCCTTTTTCATAGCATACAACGGTTGGAATAGAAGAAACCATTTTTTTACTTTTCAAATACCCATATAGTTCAAATGAATCATCTACGTCGATAATTAATGATTGTACAGTGTTTGGCATTTGATTCATTATTTGTTCAACAAATGCGGCTATTTTTTTACATGGCCCGCACCATTCGGCGCCGAATTTAGCAATCACTAAACCTGGATTGTTTTCTAATATAGTTACAAAATCTTGAATACTTACAGCGGTAGTAATGATTGGAAGCGTCATTATATATAAATTAAAAAACATATTTTTATATTCTTTGTAAATGCTTTTAGCCAAATTTAATTAAATGCAATAAAATATGAAAATACTTTTCCTAAAATACTATAAATAATGAATAAAGTAACAGATAAAAATCATAATCTAAATATTCAATCCTATTCTTTAGAAGAAATATTTGGTCTATTCGATTTAACCCATCATATTAGCAGCGAAGATTTATTACGAGCCAAAAAGAAGGTTCTCATGTTGCATCCAGATAAATCGAAATTACCGGCGGATTATTTCCTCTTTTATAAAAAAGCATTTGATATCGTGGTTGGTATATACAATCATCAAAATAAACAAAACCAAGTCGTCAAAAATGTCGAATATACACCTCCCACCGATAAATCGGTCGCCAAAAATATTACTTCTAAAATGAAAGAAATGTCGGCGGAAGAATTTCAAGGAAAATTCAACAGATTATTTGATGAAAATATGGCTAAAAAACCCGACCCCCATAAAAATGAATGGTTCCAGAATGACGAACCCGCTTATCAAATCGAACAAAATGTGAATGCGAGCAATATGGGAAGGGCCATCGAACATGTGAAAAAACAAAGTCAAAATAACGCGCTTACCAATTATAGAGGGGTACAAACATTATATTCATCAGGAAATGGAACAAATGTATATGACGATGACGAAACTGAGACCGGTTCATATGTCACCAGTGACCCTTTTAGCAAACTGAAATTTGACGATTTGCGAAAAGTGCATAAAGACCAAACCGTGTTTGCCGTGAGTGAACGCGATTTTGAAAACGTCCAACAATACTCATCGGTTGATCATTTTGTGAGAGAACGTAGCAGAATACCTCTAGACCCGATGGAGAAACAAAAGGCCGAACAAATGCTGGCATCCAGAGAGAAACAAATGCAAGAACAAATGATACAAAAGGGGTATTTAGCCAATTTACAAACAATGAAATATGAGGAAAAGAATAAGACTGTCTTATCCGCGTTCATGATGTTGGAAAATGGTAAATCAAAATAAATCATCTACGAAACAACCACTCCTTTCTCATATCCAACATCAGTGGTTTATAATCAACCACTCTCTTTTCAATATCACTATAATCCACATATTGAATAACAGTTGGCGGGACAATCATTATCCAAATACCGGTCTGTTGCAATCGTTTCCAATATATATCGAGAGCATATGATTTACGCTGATTCGGTTCGCGCATTAATTTTTGCACACTCTCTTTAAAGTTCGCTATTAATATATCATAATAATGCGCCATTGCAATATAACCCGTCGTCGTTTGATTGTTGAAGACGCGAATACAATAATCCGTTACTTGCGTATATGGCGGGCTGTTGTTTCCACCAATGACAAGAACATCCCACCGGTGTTGGTTCAATTCTTTTTCAAATCTTTCCATATTTCTTTTCAATAATTCAGGGTCTAAAAATGTAATATCGTCCTCGGCAATAAATACATATGGATATCCGCGTTCTTTGGCTAATTCCAAACATTTGATGTGACTCAATGAACAACCGATGGCTCCATCTTGCATTTTTATAGCATTCACTCTCTCACCGGTGATATCCATTTTTTTCAATTCGCTTTCCAGATGTTTCAAACGGTCCGGCCTCGATTCTAAATTAATATATAATGTATGTTTGAATAATTCCATAAATATATTGTTTTTCTGAAAATATATTTATATCCGTTTTTCATTTCTTTACTTTTCCAATCCGCTATTGGCAATTATATTGGATTGACATACAAAAATCGTTTGTATGAATAATAATACGTGAAATCCTAAATGATTCATATGATAAAGAGGGCTTACTTTACTACAAATAAACATTGACGCGGTAATGAATAACATATTATTTCGTGAATATATATTATCACTGCTAAATGCCACGACTAAAGAATCGAATAATATCGGTATTGCGTTTAATATATTTATGATTTGATATTTTGGTGGGATTCCTTCGTTTACTTCCATCAATTCATTGGCACATTTAATCTTGAATATATATTTTACAAAATGATATATTGTTATACTATGCAATAGAAACGACATATACAATTGACATATATGTATATTCATGTCGGGTGACATTGTAGTAAATGATTTGTATATATTTACATTTGTCACGACAGCCATGAAACAACGAATATGTATAAATATTACATCATTTATATAATACCATATCAAATCATCGTCTAATACATTTTTTCCAATCTTTTGTATAGACACTGCATTATGATATTCATATGATGATATGGAAAGCATCGCTATACCAATTGTATCCATATAGTATATCGAATGTTGGAATGGACCATATAAAAAAAGTGTAGCAACCAATGACACGAAATACATATATTTGATTATATTTTCACACTGATAAAAGGATAATTGTATATTTTTATCAATTAATTCTTTTACAACCGTTTTCATTATGATAGCTAAAAAGTATAAATTTGAAAAATAAAGCAAATACATGGGACCCGTTATCATATCGTGGGTTTTATCCATTAACTTTATGCGTAATAACATTTAGATAAATAGTATTATTCGTATTTTTTAAGTTTATTTGAAAAATTGTTTGTTCATAATTTTTTCACTAGATAATATATATTATATAATAGAATATATAAAATATGTTTGGAAAAATAATAGTATTTATACATACAATCATAGCGATTATTATTTCATTTTATGGATTGATTGTATCTAAAAATTTCTTGTATGATTTTTTATATATCTCATTACTCGTTTTAACCCAAATTTTATGGCTAATATTCAATCATGAATGTATATTGTCCTATATGTATAAACGATACCATAATAAGAATTATTCATGTGGATATACGACGACTTTAGATGATTTCAAACAACTGAATATGAATCCATTAGATATTTCACATTATACAGGCGTTATATTTTGCATAGCATATGTATTTTCTATATCGATTGTTGCATTCCGTGGCAATATAGCAAACCCATACTTGATTCTCTTTGTATGTGTGTTCTTACGATTCTTTTATTTATTCTTCAATGACGCGAGTGGTTATGATACAAATCGTATTGGCAATTATGTACTTGGTAAAAACTATGCCATATTGGAAACTATATATTATAATTTGAGATTGAATAAATTACATAGCGAAATAAATACGGTGATTTTTAGTATTTTAATCGCGTTTTGGATACATATTTTGTATAAGAATCGTGCAAAATTGGTGGATTCATTACCCAAGAAAAAGGTGGACGATTCAACTTTAGAAAATCGTAAAAAATCGGTATAATCGACAATTATTTTTTCTTTTGCATTTTACCCTTTTTGTAAAAAATACATTATAATTATATAACAAATTTATATAATTATAGTAAATGGATAACTATGAATTTATTGAAAAGACAGATTTGGCAGAGAAAGAATCTCCGTATATACCGGAACCTGAAAAAACCAATGACACTGAGAAGAACAGTAAAAAAATCATTTGTATTGGTGAATATGAATATGATATCACAGATTTCAAACATCCCGGAGGAAATGTCATTTATTACATGTCAAGCGGACAAGACGCGACAAATACATTTGAAGAATTTCATTATCGTTCCAAAAAAGCCAAATCGGTTCTCCAATCCCTTCCCAAAAAGAAAATAGAGGTTTTGAACACCGACGTCATCGATAGAGACAATGCTATATTGGAAGATTTTAAGGTGTTTCGTCAATCACTCGAATCGCGTGGATTCTTTAGACCCTCTATACCCCATCTCATTTACCGTATTTTTGAACTGGTATGTATCTATGCATTTGCTGTGAGAATGATTCAAATTAATATATATGTATCTATTCTTCTTTTTGGGTTATTTGGAGGTCGATGTGGATGGATTCAACACGAAGGCGGTCATAATTCGTTGACTGGAAATATAAAAGTAGACAAGTGGATTCAAAATATATTTATTGGGTTTGGATTGTTGACAGATGGGTCGATGTGGAATAGTATGCACAATAAACACCATGCAACACCTCAAAAAATAGACCATGATATGGATTTAGATACTGCCCCGCTAGTAGCGTTTTATACCGATGCCGTTTACAAGTATAGAAACAATTTTGCGGTGCGAATGTGGTTAAAATACCAGAGTTATTCCTTTTTACCCATTACATCGGGTATATTTGTAATGTTATTTTGGATATTGTATCTACATCCTCGAAAAATAATCCGCGACAAAAATGTAGTGCAAGGAGGCATCGTATTGTTTGCACACCTTTCTCGAATATTATTATTTATGAAATTAGGTAATCTTTCGTTATCCAGTGCATTGTTCTACCATTTATTGACGGTTTATTTGTCAGGAATCTATTTGTTTGGTCAATTTTCATTATCTCATACATTTACACCAGTCATTCAAAATGACGAAAACCCGTCATGGGTTCATTATGCTATCGAACATAGCGTAGATATTGAACCACAGAATCCAATTATTTCATGGATAATGGGATACCTGAATTGTCAAGTGATTCATCATTTATTTCCATCTATGCCTCAGTATCGTGGTCCCGAAGTGTCATTGGAACTACAAGAATTTTGTAATAAATGGGGTATAAAATATACTATTATGGGATACTTTGACGCTTGGTATTGTATGTTCAAAAATCTAAATGATATTGGGAATAATATCGATATAGATATAGATAAAAACAAATTGGAGTGATATCTCCAGACCAATAATAAGATATAGATATATGTTATTATTTTCTTTTGGTTACCAATTGACAACTCTAGTTGTTCTTGATTTATGAGTTATAATATTTTTTGTATTTGAGTTCGAAGAACGAGAGTTTTTTTGTCGTTAACGTCAACGCGAATGTATTGTTTTCGAAGGTGAATCCGTCCCGCCAATTGCTGTGTCGTGTTGACGACTGACATATTCAAGAGATGAAATATTATAATTTACTGATAAATGATATTAGGTCGTAAACCATTTTTATTATAATTGATTTTGATTGATTATTTTGAACAGCAGATACTATTTTATACAATGAATCGATAATGGCTCGTTTATTTGTTTGAAATGGATTGGGCAAAGGAACGGGCAAAGGAACGGGCAAAGGAACGGGCAAAGGAACCGGTGTTGGCGTAGGTGTTGGTGTTGGTGTAGGAACCGGTGTGGGCGTTGGTCCGGGTCCGGGTCCGGGCCCCGGTCCTAGGGGTGGCAGCACATTATCCTTAAATTGTCCTACATAATTACCTGGCGGGTAAGTATTCATAACAACATCAACCTCACCAGTTGATGCATTGATTGCTATACCCATACCATACGTCGTGCTAGATTTCCATACCAAGCAGGTAAAATGCCCCGTTGCCGATGAAAATACTGCCTTATTATAATCATATGCACTCACTTCATTATACCAATCGTCGACCGCTTTTTTTAGTAAAATCATCACATCTTTACCATATCCTTTGTAATAGGCCAAATTTTCGCCATATTTAGCCGTATTCGTGCTGTGTTGGAATAATTTATTGGCTAATAAATAATCGGCCCATTGTTGCGATATAGTCGCGATTTCTCCGGCCCATGCTAGGTCAGGGGCCTGGTGCCGTGCTCGATACACATTTATATACTTGGTGATTTCGGTGATTTCTTGAATAGTAAGCATAATATTTGTTTTTGTTATATAGTATATAGTATATATATTATATCACTGAGTGCATTTTTGCTAAATAATTTTGGCTACATCAATGCAGTGTTTGTATTTACATATTCACAATTGTATTTATTGATTTTACAATATTGATACGAACATATTCTTCACTACATGCCATTAGTTCCGCCACATGTTTGTTCGAGCGAATCATATTAAAGTCGTGTGAATATTTGTAATGAAAAATACGACGTTGAAATGGTGGGAGTCGGTTTATGTTTTCCCATATTTTCATTAGATTTTCCTTTGTTTCCGCGGTTTCTAATAAAATATTGTTATTCGCACTCTGCCCATTTTTGTTCAATTTGTAATCGTCAAACCCGATATAAATCGGTTTCATATAAACATTGTGTATTTTTTTACTTTCTTCGAGTAAATGTTTCTTCCGCAAATAACTTTTTGGTAATATATTGATGGGCTGTTGCTCGGTCATTCCTTTATACAATTCGCCTTTTATATGAAGGTATGCATATACAGTAAATGCATGTTTTCCGTCAAATTTTAGAATAGATTTGTGTAAACCGGCCAAAGCAAATAGCGCGCATTCATTGAGTGCTATATTTCGACATTTATGTTTATGCAATTGTTTGAACTGGATTGCTTTCGCAATGGCCCATTGTTTATAATAGATGAATAATATCTTGTTTATTTTCGTTCGCATTTCGATGGACGTTTTTGGATGTTGTATTATATAATTGATTCGGTCTTTTTGCATTTGTGTCAAATAGGTTGTCCTAGTAAATGCATTCACTACATTTGCAAAGAAAAATAGATTTAGGATTAAAAATATAGCTAGCATTTCGTTAGATATATTTAGCGGGTTTTTATTATATGGTTTATGTAAATATTTTTCTAGAGCACATAAAATTGATTTATTTATTAAATTCACATTTTTATATTATTACCAAAATGTTACAAATACGAGTATCTTTCGAAACCATTACCCCCGACCAAACTAACGCCGTGATTGATTATTACAATCAACACAAAAACGCGGATTGGAATGAAATAGAAAAAAATGTAGCGGCCGAGGGAGGGTTTATGATTGCTCTAAAACCAGACGAAATAAAACCGGGTTCTAAGAATCCCAACGATATGGTGAAACAAGTTCGTTGGAACCGAAAACGCCTACTATCTGGTAGGTATGGCAAATATTTGAATGTATTTAGTGACGACGAAACGACCCTATTATATGATGCAATGGTGAGTGTATTTGGAAAAGAACTAGTTGAATTGGCTAATTTATAATTTATAATAAATCTAAAAAAACATCGCCCTGAATAGTGGTGCTATTCAACAATAAGTCCACCATTTTCGTTACTCCTTCTCGATTATCGGCCAAAATATCTTTTGCCTGATTCAAAGCATAAGTCACTAATTCCAATGTTTCACTATCCATCGTATCCTTTATTTTTTCCGAGTATTTATCCCCCATTGCTAAACTTCTTCCTAAAAATGGATTACGGTCATCCACAACATTATCATTATAGAACGCTTCCAGCTTCTTCCCCATACCATAATTTCCAATCATCCGTTTCGCCAAACTATTCGCCTGTTTCAAATCCTGTACCGCGCCCAAAGATACATGTTCATTACCGTAAAAAATAGTTTCCGCCGCCTTACCACCCATAGTAACAATCAATCGTTTAATAAATAAATCCTTGGTATATAATCCACTCTCCGTAACATTTGTATATTCATTGAAAATCGTATATCCGCCCGCACCGCTATATGTGCTCTGGATAGTTACCTTCTTCAATTCAAAATATTCTTTGTAATACGCGGCCAAGTAGGCATGGCCGATTTCGTGAATGGCTACCCGACGAATCGCCTCCTCACTACGTTCATCCTGCTGTTTTACTAGACCGACAATTAATTTATCTAAAGCATCCAATATATTCGATTCACTTATAATCGTTTTTCCCTGACGAACTGCATATATCGCCGCCTCATTTAACAAATTTTTCAATTGAGCCCCCGAAAATCCGGATGTTAATTCGGCCACATAATCCAAATTGATATTCGGTTCTAGTTCTTTGTTTTTCGTATGAACTTTCAAAATGGCCTTACGCGATTTACGGTCCGGATAAGGCACCGTAATAATACGGTCAAATCGCCCCGGCCGCAATAATGCAGAATCCAATACATCCTTACGATTGGTCGCTGCAATTACCATGATTCCATCGTTGTCGGCGAATCCGTCCATTTCCGCCAATAATTGATTCAATGTTTGTTCGCGTTCATCGTTGGCCATATTAATACCGGCACCGCGCTGGCGACCGACCGCGTCAATTTCGTCGATAAACAAAATACATGGTTTGTTATTACGCACATTTTGAAAAAGAGTCCGCACTTTAGACGCACCCATTCCAACAAATAATTCGACGAATTCACTACCGGCACATGATATAAAATTGGCTTGCGATTCACTTGCAATGGCTTTGGCCAATAGAGTTTTACCACTTCCTGGCGGACCTTCTAACAAAATACCGCGCGGAACTTCTGCCCCCGCTAATTGGTATAAGGTCGCATTTTTCAAATAAGAAACGACTTCGGTGCATTCTTGCATAATTTCTTCACTACCGGCAAAACTGGCCAAGGTAATATTCAAGTTTTGCATGGCGATTTTATCGGCTTTTGCATCCTTTTTCATATTTCCAATACCCGGACCCTGACCCATATTCATGGGTGATTGGGGCGAGGAGAAAAATCGAAGAATCGATATAATAAATAAGAGAGGGAAGAAACTGTTTATGGCTGAATTGAAAATGTCACCTGCAAAAGAGATATATGGTGAGGGGGTCGGGTCGTGTAAAAAAACGGGTTCAATTGCATTTTCAGTTGCCACATCGACCAAATTGTCCGTTACAAGCGGATTGATATAAGTCACCGAATAATCTGCTATATCGTCAGCATCTGTTTCGGCAATCACCTTATCCATTTTTTGTGTAAAATAGATTTTCGAAACATCGTGTGTTTTCATTTTTTTCAAGAGAGAATTATATGGTTGTTCGCGTAATGTAGATGAAGATATAATATTCATTGGCGGGTATAGAGCATTTACATTCACTATGCATAATAAAAACAATGCAATTTTATACATTAAATGTAAATATACATCATATATGAAAAAATATTTATATCGTTTTTTCATATTCATTTTCATTTTCATTTTCATTATTTCATAACAATTTTTTCGGTGATTCCCCAATCAATATTATTATTTAACTCGTTATTTTCAGTATGGGGGGAAATACAACCGGCAAATTTCACTCTAAAATCCGCTAAATTATCGTTATGAACACATACATGGTCACTTGGATAATGATATTCCAAGTAAAATATATAATAATTATTGCTTCGAATATAATCAAATAATTCTTCACAAGTTACGCCCGCTTTTGATAATTGAAACCATTCGAATTCAACAATTAATATGGGTTTATCGGTTTGCATAATATTCTTTACACCCGTTAATACTTTTTTTTCCCATCCTTGCACGTCTATTTTTATTAGGTCGATTTGTTCATTGAAATTCATTTCATCTAGTAATATCGATTTTGTTACACTATATTTTTCTGGAATCGACCAATTGGGTGTAAAATCACCCATATTCACCCAATTAATATTATCCTCTATAATAGGCATTTTTATATCGCAATTTTCATCACCACATCCTAAATTATAGGTCATTACGTTTGTGATGTTGTTTTGTTCAAGATTTTTTTGTAATAAATTATAATTTTGTATTTGGGGTTCAAATGCGAAAACTTTTCCACTTACTTCTTTTGAAAATAATATAGAATGATACCCAAAATTGGCACCAACATCAATGATGTTTTTAATACCATACATACTATTGTATTTTTTTACAAAATTGGTCATATGAGGTTCCCATTCTATATTATCAGCAATTGAATAACTAGACATTAAATCGTTTGAAAAATAATCAAACTTTATGCCATTCAATTCCTTTGAATGAATTTCCATGGTATTATATAAATAATTATATGATACATATTTATATTGTTTTATTTTCATTTAGTTGTATTTGTATAGATTCTACTCTTTCTTTCAATTGCATTACAATGACGCGTAATTCATCGATTTCATTTTTTAGTGATTCATCTCTCCATTGAACCGATTTTTTTTCCGGATGAACTGGTAAAGGTGTCGCTGGTTGTTGTCCAAACATTTTTAATTCTTGTTCGCGTTGGTTTAATTGTTGTCGTATCAATTCTTCCATATTGGTAATGGCTTCGTCCGCGATTTTCTCATTTATTTGGTCGATTTGGGGTGGGGGTGGTTTGGCATTCATGAGTTCATATTCTTTTTGCCGGTCATTAAATTGTTCCGTATAATGAGAGATTCGTTCATTCATTCCATTACTGCTTGGTAAAGCTGTGTTCATTTGTTTCAATGAATGCACCATATATGCAATGGTGGATTTATTTATGGTTTGTAAATCCGCTTGATTTTTTATATTTTTGCCATCATTTTCATAAAAATCACGGATAATCGTTTTGAACCATTGTGATTTATTTTCACCGAGTTTTTCAAAATGGGGAGCTTTTTGTATCGTGTTCCATAATAGGGTTTGATTATCCGGATGAATATATGCCATTTTCTAAATATATGTAGATTGAATTTTCTATATATATTTTTGCGTATTATTTACTTTTGTATATTTTTATCATCATTATCATTACGTTGATGAATCAAATATACTAGGGAATTCTGGATTTTTTCGTTTATGTGTTACCTCTATCTTTTTTTGTTTTAATGGAGGTTTCACCGCATCATTTGATTTATTATTATCTTTGATAAATTTAAGTTCATCTTCGTATAATTTGAATAATTCTTCCACCCCATATATGATTGGTGTAACGCCTTCGCCTGTTCTAGTAACATTTATTAATTCTTTGTATGGAAATGGGTTATTATTAAACACGCTTTTATAAAAATTAATATCTATAGTGGTTTCCTTATCTTGATACAATGTATCATATGCATGTTTTACCTTGTTTAGAATTTTGTGGATGAGTGGTTTACGGTCCTTTTCGGTAACATTATTTAATATATCGGTCCACATATCTTTGGTCATTTTATATTTGTCTTTGATTTCTTTCGAGTTTTTCTCATCATAAACATGTAATATTTTCAGTGCATTTTCTCGGGTCATAGCATCGGTATATTCTGGTTTATTAGATTCTTCTTCTATTTTACTAGTAATTATTTTATAAATGATTTGTTGGGATGCTTTTGTATTCTTTATAGTTTTATATTTCTTTATTTCTTTAGTAAATTCATCTATTTTACCGCTTACAGCTTTTATCTTTTCATCTAATGTTGCTTTAGAAATTTTATCAAATTCGTTTTGAATTTTATCCCTTTCTTCTTTTCTATAAATATTCGATAATAATTCTTTTAATTTATTCTCTATTTGATTTTCTTCTGTTCCACCTACTAGTTTTCCTCCCCCGTCTTTTTTATCTTTTTCTTCTTTTAATTTTTCTTTTTCTTCTTTTAATTTTTCTTCTTCTTTCAATACCTTTAACCATTCTTCTAAAAATGTTTTTTCTAATTCTACATCATGCAACCTGTAAAAAATATATGCTATGTCTTCTGTTTTATCACCTTTATCTATTTTAACATGAGTATACATTGTTTCATCAATTGGTTCAATTACTTTTACGTTTGTTTTGACTGGGCCCGTTAATCCGTCTACTTGAATTGCATTAATAAGTGTAAGATATGTTTGTAAATTGTCCGCTGCTGGTATTGCTTCTGTTGCTTCATCAATGATTGCATTTAAATTGTTTTTTATATTTGTATAATATTTAATCAATTTATTTGTATATTCAAAATTAATTATATCAACTACCCCTTGCTTAACAGTTTCATCATATGTCTTACTAGCAATAATTGTATCATATTTTCCTTTTATTGTATTGAACAGTATAGGGACCTCTTTATAATTTTTGAAATAATCGTGGGTTCTCAGTTTCCTCGATGCATCATTATATTTTTGTTCAAGTGCATATATAGTATTGAGCTTATTGTATTCTTCTTTTACTGCATCATAATTTGTTTTTTCTGCAGCATCGTGAGCTTCCTCAGGTTCAATTGTTACTATTTCATCGATTGTCATATTTCCATAGTTGTTTTCAAATTCTTTTAATTTTTCTTTGCCAGTTTCATATTTAGTCGTAGGAATTATTTTATTATGGTCAAGAATATCAATTTTTTTTTGTGCTTTATCTATATCTTTATTTAAAGTAGTTATTCGAGTAGTTAGTGTAGTAATTTCTTTTTGCAGGTCATCTATTTCTTTCTTTACGGATTTCAATTTTGTGTTATATTCTGTTTTTGCATCTCCACCCCACATTTTCCTAGACATATATCGTTTTTTTCCATTTTTCTTTACTCTATTTTTTTTTCGGGTTAGCATATACTAATATATTATGACAAAATAATCATAAGATATTAATTAAAATATACATTTCTATATTGTTCGACATATTCATCCGGTATTTTTCCTGCTTTAAATAATTTGATTTTTTTGGCTAAAGATAATTTAGTATTCTCTTCGACTACTCCTGTCAACATGGTTATTATAAAAAACAACGAATACATTCCACATTCCGTATTACCATGTTGGTGTTCTACTGGATAATTCTTATAAAATTTCATTTTCATTTTCTTATTCTTTTTTAATTCTAGGGCCTGCTTCATTAATCTCTCGCGTAATGCGTCAATTTCTTTCGGTATATCGTTACCCGCACTGTCATAATAAAATATGAATCGGTCTTTCAAATCTACAAACAAACTGACCCAATGTGATCCACCTTGGTCATGTCTATCTAAATTAAATATAATACCTATTTTATCTTTGCCTTCTTTCAACTTTTTTTCTAATGAAATAGTGCAAAGCTCTTCCCATACACATTTATTATCTTTCTCTGGTAATCTGGTATCAAAATCAATTGGCGTAGGTCCAATAAATTCGAAATTATTATACGTCATTTCATATTGCGACAATACTTCGAAAATATCAACATTGGATAACCATTCGTTCTTATTTTTTAACCATTCACTGGGTTTATCCGGTGAAAATATTAATTCGTCTATTTTCTTTTTAAGATTCGCATCTTTTAATTGTTCTAACCAACAATCCTCTTTTTCACAAGTAGTTAAGCGTTCAGTCAATAATTGTAATAATTTAGTGGGGTCATTTTCTTCTATTTTTTTGTCTAAATGGCTCTCATTATACGCATTGCGTATTTTAAATAGAATTTCCTTCGGGTAACATGTATTTTTGTTTATTCGTTTATTTTTTACAAGAGGACTGCAATTCATAGGGTTCAACCTTTTTGTCGTATTTTGACGGGGGGTTTGTCTTGTAGGATTTTTTTTATTTGTTCGATTCTTATTTGTTTGATTCTTCCGTTTCTTTTTACCAGAAAGCGTAAATAAACTTTGTAACATATCTCTCTAAAATATAGATATATATTTATCTTTTCGAAGATTTCAAAAATAGGTCCATCGTATATCCCGCCGGTAATTGCTCTCTCCCTTTTTTTATGATTGGTTTGCCCCAGAATGATTTCGTGGTCGATGGACCATCGTGTTCAATCATTTCATCCCTCTCATCACAATTACCAAACAATACATCTTCATCCTCCCTATAACTGTATGTATCAGTTTCTCGTTCTAATTCTTTCATTTCAAAATGATGAATCGCCGTTTTTACGAAACTATGGAAATCTTCGCTAATTTCATGGGTAATTTGTTTTTCGGGGTCGTCCAATAATTGTGTAAACATGGATTGTATTTTATAACGATACTTTTCTATTTTTTCTAAATATTCTTGGGAAGCTCTATGTTTTTCGGGGTCGGTTTTTGCCAGATATTTTTTATATTGATTTTTATTAGTTAATAATTCCAATGTTAATTTATCAATATCTGGTGGTTGCATATGATGTATATTATATAATATATTCTTTATATAATATATATTATGTATAAACGATTCAGTGGCGGAAAAATACAGACATCACATATACGAAACAATATATTTACACAAAAGGGAAAAATAAAAGGAAAATCTAAAGAATTTTCAAAAAATGGAAAAATAAAAGGAAAATCTAAAGAATATACGTCTAAAAATACAAGTAGAAAATCTAAAGAATATACGTCTAAAAATACAAGTAGAAAATCTAAAGAATATACGTCTAAAAATACAAGTAGAAAATCTAAAGAATATACGTCTAAAAATACAA